AATAAAAAACAAATGAGCAAATTATTCAGCGTTGGACTTCAAGACTTTTTACACGGGCTTTTGATAGCCGTTATTGGTGCAGTATTAGCGGTTGTGACTAATACCTTACAGGCAGGTACTTTAACCTTTGATTACAAGGCTATTGGTACAACGGCGGCTATTGCGGCACTAAGTTACATCAGTAAGAAGTTCTTAACTAATTCAGCAGGGCAAGTACTTACGAGTGAGCCTTCGAAGTAAATTATGGTGCAAGTAAATGAATGTGGCATAAAAGGATTGCACAACGCATACGCACCTAAGCAGTGTTATAACGTTTCCAGAGACCCACATTTTTAACATCATTGCGGCTACATTGCCCCAAGTTCGCCCTCAAATCATACGGGGCTAGTGTCCGAGACACATTTAACCGCCCTCTATCTAACACAAGAACGATAGAGGGTACTTTTAAAAACACTAGAAAATTAGAAAAAATGAAAAGTAAAATTTTTAAATCGCTATTCAAAGTTGAAGGGTTTATTTTTGATGGGACAAATGAAAAAGAAGTCAGGGATGGTTTATTAGAGTTATGCGATAAAAAATATTGTAAAATTAAAGACGCTAGCAGAGAAACAGTAGAAAGACTTCATTTTCAACAAAACGCTATTATTGGTTTTAATACTTTCAATGGGGATATATCTTCTTTCCCATTAGAATACGAAGGAAATATTCAATTTGAGGAAGAAACAGCCACGATAGATAAAACCGTTGAACCCCCCATAATAAATAATGATACTATTTATAAATCGGGAACAATGGACTTGAAAGAGTGGGTAACCCACAATGGCAAAATAAAGAAAATAACCATTGAATTTTAATACAACAATGAAACATCTACTATTCTTCACTAAAGAAATAATCCTTACAGCGATAGTTTGTGTCGTGGGTTGGGTTATCTCAAAATTTCAGTAATATGCAAATAGTAAAATATACATTAAGGATGTATCTAATGTTAGCTATATTCTCGTTTTCTTTTTGTGTAATGGGGGTTTATGACAACCACGATATGACAATGTTGGATGGTGCTATTATGGGCTTTTTTATTACAATGGCATCAGATGGGATTTTATCACTAACTAAATATCGCCTCAATGACACACCGTAAAAAACACATAGAAGGATACAACTACTTATTTATAATGATAGTCTTTTTGGCTATGTTAGGGGCGTTGGTGGGGTGTATGTCCGACCGTACAGCGTTGCAAAGAGTGCTCACAAAGAAACCTTTATTTGATACAACAGGTCAGATATATATGCAATTATACCCTTGCGATAATAAGGTGATAGCATCTAAGGCAGATACGATAATAAAACATGATAGTAGTATTAGTTACGAGCCTTACTACATTGATTGCCCCAATTTAAACAGTCACGATACAGTACCAAAGAAAATAAAGGTATTAATCCCAGTTAAAACTTACGTTAACAACACCCGTATAATTGACAGCATTACCCGTATAGACAACCAACAACTATCCCTTTGCAAATCGCAAATACAAGATAAGGACAAGCAAATAGCTATACTTAATCAATCAGTAACAGATAGCAGACTACAAGCAGCAGTAAACGAAAAGGATGCTAGTAAATGGGAGTTGTATTTCTGGCTATTGATTGCAGCGATAGTTATTGCGTTGGTATTGTATATAGTAAAACCTAGGTTATGACACTTAAACAACGCTACGAATCAGTCGCAACAGCCTATTTGAACAAGTTTATTAAGAAGCAGGATATTGACTTCGATGGATGGGTAAGCGATGACATTGGGGGGATAGCTTCTTTCTGTTGTCAATACTTCTTCAATTTTGACGATATGCGCTACGATATAGACAATAATTGTGAAAAAGGATTAATATTAAGATGGCAAGAAGATGGAGTAGACTATAATATGAAAGCAAATACAGACACAATAAACTATCATTCATATCACAAGGGATTGAGGTATGAGTATTTAAAAAAAAATAGTTATGAGGCAAGTAAATCAAGCTACAATAGACTTAATAAAACACTTTGAGGGGTTTTCAGCAACTGCCTATCATGACAGTATAGATAAAATTGGCATCGACACAATTGGATATGGCAGCACAACTTACCCTAATGGCACTAAAGTAAAAGTAGGAGACCCCACAATTACAGAACAACAAGCAATCGAATACTTAACCTTTGAAGTCAATCAAAAAGCAATAGCCGTTAGTCATTTAGTCACATCACAACTTAACGATAATCAGTTTGGTGCGTTGGTGTCTTTTGCGTACAATTTAGGTGAAGGCAACTTATCCGAAAGCACTTTACTAAAGAAGGTAAACGCAAACCCAAAAGACCCCTCTATACAGCTAGAATTTGATAAATGGATATACTCTAACCATTTACCCGTTAAAGGTCTAGAAACACGCCGTAGGGCTGAATGGCAACTATATAACACGTTATGATAATAGCACTTGCAATAGAATTATTATTCACCCTCATAGTAGCAATATTATGGGCTAACCTTATCGACAATGCCAACCCCACCCATACGATTTGAACCGTTGAAGATAATTAATACTTTACCTAAAAAGAAGATATGTCCAACAATACCGAAGAAAAAAGTAAAACAAAGACAGAACAGATAAAAGAATACTTTTTATTGCATCAGTCGGAAGATTTACAAGTGATTGCGGATAAATTCAAAAGCACACGCCCAACGGTGTCTAATATTGTGTCGGCATTAAGGAAAGAAGGGAAAATACCACCATTACCCGAAGATTTTAATAAAGGTAAAAGGGGAGAAGAAAAACACCAAGCGTTATATGATGAGTGCGAAAAGACGGGGATTCCCCAAGAAAGGGTCACGCATTATTGGTGGAAAACTAAAGATGCTTCCATGTTCGTAAAATGCGAACAAACACAAGAAAGCGACATTTTAAAATCAATAGAGGATATAATAACCGAAAGATTAACCACTAGAATAAAGATACCTTCAACACCTAACGAAACTTGCAAAAAAGCCTTAAAAGTAACTATATCAGATGCTCACGTTGGACTAGACCCTAACCCTAACGGATACGGGATTTACAACTACAAATACAATGCAGACATATTCTTTCAGAATTTAGATAGTGTCTATAATTCCGTAATGGCTAAATATAATCAGTTTGGAAAATTCGACACTTTATTTATAGATGATTTAGGAGATGGTTTAGACGGTTGGAACGGGTTAACGACTAGAGGCGGTCACGACTTGCCACAAAATATGTCTAACGTAGATGCTTTTAAAACTTTTGTTACAGGAAAACTAAACCTAATCGAAAGGCTAATTGCTGCCAATGTTTCCGACAATATAGAATGCCGTAATGTGTCAAACGATAACCATAGCGGTGACTTCGCAAGGATAGCGAATGAAACTATCAAAATGGTATTAGATAGAATTTACGGAAACGGGCAAATAGGTTTTAAGATACTCAATAAGTTTGTAGAGCATTTTTTTTACGGCGACCATTGTTTTATTCTTACACACGGTAAAGATGAGAAACAAAGAGTTAAAAATCTATCGTTAGACCTCACACCAGCGATAGTAGAATTTTTTAGAAGCTACATTGACTATCACGGTATCAACTCAAAGTTTATTCACGTTGATAAGGGGGATTTGCACCAATTAGGATACAAGCGTTGTAACAAGTTTGACTATCGCAATTATATGTCATTTGCGCCGCCTTCATTCCATAACAGTCACAACTATAACGGTTCATATAGCGGCTATTCAATACAAGTGATAGATAAGCATTCGGCAACAGTAAGCCACGAAGATTATTTTTTTGATTTGACTAAATTGTAAATTATGACCGAAACACAAACGGTAAGAATAGAACTACTAGCAGACGGCATTTATAAAGTCTTTGTAAAAAGCAATAACAAGCCAATAGGCATATTTATAAGCGACTTAGGCACTTACTACTATGAGCCTATTGATACTAAAGGACTATGGTCTGATTATGCATTGATTGAAATTGGTACATTATTAAAGAAAGTTAATGAATTATGACAAAATCCCAACAAATACTACAAGCAAGGGGAATTGAAGAAACTCCCGAGATAATAGAACTAATGAAGTATTGCCTTAACGTTGGCTATTCTACCTCTGTAATGGGCATCTCTACCACCACACTAGAGGACTTGCAGCGTGATTGGTTTAGCGAAGAAAAGAAGAAAGTTAGTAACTGAAACAAATACAACTATGACTAAAGCAGAAAAGCGATTAAAAAAGATAGGTTATAATCCTACGTTTATGCTTCTTGAATTAATGAAGGAGTGTATAGAAGTAGGTTATGATACTGGTGTTAAAATGTCGGCAATTTCAAAAGATAGTTTATTAAAGCAGTGGTTTGAGGATGACAATAAAAAGATAGCTAAAGAACGTGCAGAGAATTATATGAAGTTGCCGTAATATCACCCAATAATAGTAATTTTGATAATGTATTAACAAAATTACTATCAAAATTGATAATTAAATGGTTACTATTCGGAAAATATCCGAGATGCTTATTAAAATATGGCAAGTAAAATGAGCAGAATAGTCGACATAAAAAAGCCCCTGTTAAAAAACAGAGGACTTTTTGCGGCTTGATAAGACCAAACGGGTAAAACCAAGTCGGCTTAAATAAAAGACTTGACCAGTAAGCTGTTCTAATGGTAAGCTGCCAAGTACTGTTGGGGCAAATATAATCATTTATAAACTATCTTTGTAAATATGAAACAAACATTATTATTTTTCAGTTGGTTAGTGATTGTAGTCAACTCGTGGGGGCAGCATACGATACAACTTAACCATAAGTACTATACGGTGCAATTTGATACGGTGTTTTGTCAAGGGATACTAAACCACTACACTCAAACGATTACGCACCATAATAGCCCAAAATTAAAGCGTGAAGGTAGTTTATTAACCGAGTTCCATAAAGACCCGTTAATACCATCTAAATGGCAAACGGTAAGCAAGTCAGACTATGCTAATTACAATAAGCAATACAAGGGAGATAAGCATAATACTGTTGACATCGGTCATATAATCCCGTACCAATCAATGTCTTTCGATAGTATAGCAGCAGAGGAAACTATGATGTTTTCTACTAATACAGCCTTTCAAATATCGTGGTTCAATGAGCAACAATGGAAAAATATAGAAGCAATAGTATTTGATAGTATTGGCAGTAAATATGATTGTGAAGTTTACACGGGTGTATTAATCAGCACTTCGCACCCACATAAGTACAACCAAGTTTATATAGCGGATTATTATTTTAAAGTAGTCAAATTCGACCACTTTACTTTGGCGTGGTTAGGGTTAAATAGTCCTACCAATACAAGCACTAAGCCAAGTGATGCGGCTATACCTATTGATAAACTAAAAGCTATTATATTACAGTATTATCCTAGTTTACAACTGCCTTTTTAACACTCTTAAACTGAAAGCAAGCTGCATCAGTTACCTTTATTTTCAATAACCCGTTATCGGTACGATTGCTTTTTCTTACGCCGCAATATTGAATAACTTTACTATTACATTGCCAACGTTGTCTATGTTCACAATGTCTGCAAGTGTCTGTTATCAATTTTNCATCTACTTCAAATAAGTTTTGTTGTGTCATAATCTTATCAGTTTAGTTTAATAATTCAAGTAAAAAGCTATTCATCTCGTTTGTTTCTTTGAATTATTCTTTCTAATCTTTTTATTTCTTGTTTTGTGCAGTCAAGTATATTATCATCAGTACAATTCAAAAGTCGTTTTTTATACCTTTTAAGTTTGAGTTCTAATTCAAAGTCATCGTATCTTAATTGATGACCCATTAAAATTGAAATTTGTTGTTGTGGTGTCATAATGTGTAACATTTATAATATGATTTAAAGTGAATATATATTTTTGTCCTTCTATTCTTTCGCCAATGCC